TCGATGAGCTGAAGGCCTCGGTCGCGGCGCTGAAGGCGCAGGTCGATGCCCAGGCGGTGGCGGCGTCGCGGCTGCCGCTCGACGGGGCGAAGGCGGCCGCCGATCCGGCGCGCGATGCCTTTGTCGAGCGCTATATCCGGCGCGGGATCGATGCCGGCGTGGAAATGAAGAGCCTGTCGGGCGCGTCGGGCGGCGAGGGGGGCTATGCCGTGCCGCGCGAGATCGACGGCGCGATCGCCGCGACGCTGAAGGGGCTGTCGCCGATCCGGTCGATCGCGACCGTGGTGCAGACGGGGACGAGCGGATATCGCAAGCTGATCGCGACCGGAGCGATGGGCGCGGGCTGGGTCGGCGAGACCGACGCGCGGCCGGCCACCGGAACGCGCAGCTTTGCCGAGATCGCGCCGCCCTCGGGCGAGCTTTACGCCAATCCGGCGGCGAGCCAGGCGATGCTCGACGATGCGATGTTCAACGTCGAGGACTGGCTGGCCGAGGAGCTGGGGCGCGAGTTCGCGGTCGCCGAGGGTGCGGCCTTCGTGACCGGCAACGGCACGAACCGGCCCAAGGGGTTCCTGACCTATACGGCGACGAACGAGGCCGACGGCGTGCGTGCCTTCGGCTCGCTGCAATATCTGGCGACGGGGACCGCGGGCGCCTTTCCGGCGTCGAACCCGCAGGACAAGCTGGTCGAGCTGGTCCATTCGCTGAAGGCACCGTATCGGCAGGGGGCGTGCTGGGTGATGAATTCGGACACGCTGGCGCGCATCCGCAAGTTCAAGACGACTGACGGCGCCTTCGTGTGGCAGCCGGGGATGGTCGAGGGGCAGGCGGCGACGCTGCTGGGATACCCGGTGGTCGAGGCCGAGGACATGCCGGACGTGGCCGCGAACAGCCTGTCGGTCGCTTTCGGCAATTTCCGCGCCGGTTACCTGATCGCCGATCGCGGCGAGACGCGCATCCTGCGCGATCCGTTCAGCAACAAGCCTTTCGTGCATTTCTATGCAACCAAGAGGGTCGGCGGTGCGATCATCGATTCGCAGGCGATCAAGCTGATGAAATTCGCCGCCAGCTAAGGCTGGTGCGCGAGGGGCGTCCGGTTCCTTCCCAACCCTTTCGGGGAAGGGCCGGGCGCTACCGCCTGTATCGAGCTTCCGCCCAGGGCGGTCGCTGCGCGACCTTCACCCCCACCCAGCTTCGACTAGCGAACAAGTTCGCAAGTCTTTGCAACTCTCCCCCTTGGAGGGGGAGGGATGTTATTTGGAAAGGATGGCCCTGCCATGCCGAATCCCTTTTTCGCCGATCTGGTGCGCGAGTTCGCGCAGGACGGCGGGACCGGGCCGCTGACGCCGACCGGCGCGGTACCCGGTCACCGCCGCTTTGCCGGGACGGTGCCGCCCGATACCCCGTTTCATTATGCCATCGCGGGGGTCGGCCAGCCCGGTCAGTGGGAGGCCGGGCTGGGCCGCCTCGACGCGAGCGGCCGCTTGCAGCGCGATACGGTCGCGGCGTCGTCGAACGGCGGCCTGCCGGTCGATTTCGCGCCGGGACTGAAGACGGTCGCGCTGACCGTGGGCGCCGGCTGGTTCGCGGCGAGCGACGCGGCCGCGGCGGCGGTCGCGGGAACGCTGGCGGCCAAGCAGCCGCTGTCGACGACGCACGCCAACGCCGAAAGCGGCGCGGTCGATGACCGCGTGACGGTACGGCGCGGCACCGGCTGGGTGAACCTGCCGCTGGCGGCGCTCGCCTGGCGCGACGGTAGCGGACGCTATCAGATCGACGGCCCGATCGCGGCGGCGGGCGGCACCGCCGCGGCGCCCGCGATCGGCTTTGCCGCCGACGGCGACACCGGGCTGTTCCGGCCCGCGAGCGATAGCCTGGCGCTGGCGACCGGTGGCAGCGAGCGGCTGCGCGTCGATACCGCGGGCCGCGTCGGCATCGGAACGACGGCACCGGTTTCCGAACTCGATGTCGTCGGCACGGTGACGACCGGCTCCTCGGCCGCGACGTCGGGGATCACGGCGTTGGCGGTGCGGTATAATAGCGGGAGCAGCATCGCCACCTTTGGGACGCTGCGCGGCTCGGCGGCGATGGCGCTGGGCTTTTCGGTCAAGCCCTCGCCGACGGCCAGCGGCGGATGGGTGTCGTCGGTCGGCGGGGCCAGCTGGCCGCGCGCGGGCGTAACGGTCAGCGGGACGCAGATGGTCGTCGCCTTTGGGCCGTCACAGACGACCGCGGCCGGCGACCCCGTCACCCTGACCAATGGCTTTGTCGTCAACGCCAGCGGCGCGGTCACGCCCGGCGCCGACAATGGGCAGACGCTCGGCGGATCGTCGCTGCGCTGGTCGGTGGTCTATGCCGGCACCGGCGCGATCAATACCTCGGATGCCCGCGACAAGGCGTGGCGCGGCGCCTTGTCGAGCGCCGAACTGGCGGCGGCGCGGCGGATCGCCGGCGACCTCGGCTTCTATCAATGGCAGGACGCCATCGCCGAAAAGGGCGTGGACGGGGCGCGGTTGCACTTCGGGGCGCGAGCGCAGGCGGTGTGGGCGATCATGGCCGATGAAGGGCTGATCGACCCGATCGTCGAGGGGGTGCGGCCCGACAGCCGCTATGCCTTCCTCTGCTATGACGAATGGGCGGAAGAGCGCGACGCGGCCGGGCAATCGGTCGTCGCCGCCGGCAATCGCTTCGGCATCCGGCCCGACCAGCTCGCGCTGTTCCTGATCGCGGCGCAGGAGGCGCGGCTCGCCGCTTTGGAGATGGCGGCATGATGGGCGGTTCGGCGCTGTCGTCGCGCGCGCTCAGCGATGCCGCGCGGCGCGACCTGGCGAGCGAATGGAGCGGCCCCGGCCCGGCGGCGACGCAGCTGGCGCTGCCGCTCGTCCGCGAAACCACGCGCCGCCTGACCGTGCGCAAGCCGTGATCGGCGGCGAGCATAAAGAAGGACGAGCGATGGCGATGATAGCGAAGGATCCGGGAACGCGGATCGATTTCGAATTCGACTGGGCGGCCGCCTATCCCGACGGACAAGCGGTGCTCGCGAGCGACTGGGAGGTCGCGCCCACGGACGATGGCGGCGTCACGGTCGCGGCGGCGGCGCACGACCTGACGCGAACCACCGCGACGCTGGCGGGCGGCATCGCGGGGCGCGTCTATCGCGTGACCAATCGGGTGACGCTGAGCGACGGGCAGATCGACGAAAGATCGGCGGCGGTGCGGGTGGAGGAACGATGATGAGCGAAAGTCCATTGCCCGAGGCAAGCCCGGTCAGCCTGAACGAAGCGCGGGGCTGGTTGCGGCTGGGCGCGACGATCGACGATGCCGTCGTCGCGGGGCTGATCCGCGCCGCGACCAATATCTGCGAGGCGTTCATTGGCCGATGGTTGATCGTGCGCGCGGGCGAAGAGACGGTGCCGTTGGACGGCGGTGCGGTCGGGCCGGGCGTGCGGCCCGTCGTCGCGGTCGACACGGTCGCACTGCTGACGCCGGGCGGCGATGAAGCGGTGCTGGACGAGGCGGCCTATCGCGTGCGCATCGCCCGCGACGGCGCCGCGTCGATCGTGATTCACGATCAGGGCGATGCCGATCGCGCGCGGATCGCCTTTCGCGCCGGAATGGCGGCCGAAGCGAACGGGATTCCCGAGGCGATCCGGCAAGGCATCGTCCGCATGACGCAGCATCTGCACGAGGCGCGCGACGGGAGCGCCGCCGCGCCGCCCGCGGCGATCGCGGCGCTGTGGCAGCCCTGGCGGCGGCTGACATTGGGGGGGAGGCCATGAGAACGGCCGAGCAGGCGCTGCGTGCGAAAGCCATCGCGCTGCTGGCCGCCGATGCCGAGCTGGCGAGCGTGGTCCATGGCGTCTTCGACGGAATGCCGCCGCGCGCGAGCGCGCCCTGCGTATCGGTCGGCGCGGCCGATGGCGGCGACTGGGGAACCAAGGATCGCGCGGGGCGCGAAATCCGGCTGACGGTGATGCTTCACGGCGTCGGCGACAGCCTGGACGACCGCGCGGCGGCGCGGGTCGAGGCGGTCGCGGCGGGACTGCGCGGTGCGGCCGAAGGTTGGACCGTGGTCAGTGCGCGGATCGTGCGGACGCGGTTCGGGTTGGCGCGTGAGGGTGGATGGCGCCGGGAGCTGGTCGTGCGGTGCCGGTGCCTGGCGGCGGATCAGGGGTGATTGCCGCGTTTGCGGCGGGAATGACGAAGATGGGAGAGGTCCGGTTGCGGCCGATTGCGGACCTAGTCCTCCCTGCGGCGCAGCCGTGGAGAGGGGGACCGCCGCGAAGCGGTGGTGGAGGGGCCGCGACGGTTGCGCCGGTGCCCCTCCGTCAGCGCTGCGCCAAAGGCGCAGTTTATCCTGGGCGCCTGCCATGGCAGTCGAAGGGCGCTGCCACCTCCCCATCGCTGCGCGACAGGGAGGATCATCAGCAATTCGACAAAACTCCGTCATCCCGGCGAAGGCCGGGATCTCACCCTATCGTAATGATGCACCGGCGAGATCCCGGCCTTCGCCGGGATGACGATAGTGGAGTAGCGCTAACATCCGCTCTCCACCCCGAAGCGGTCTTGCGGTTTCGTTCTGGCGGGCCTCGGATCCGATCCGGCTATTCGTCGACGGGCATCGTCTTGCTTGCGGAATAATCGGCGAATTTGTCGGTGAAGCTCGCGTGATAATCCTCGATCTGCATTTCGGCATTGTCGGCGGCATCCGCGGCGGAATAACCGCTGGCGGCGTTGGCCGCCGTCACGGCGGCGCGGAACGCTTCGCGCTCGGTGTCGCAGGCGCCCTTGAGCGATACTTCATATTCGGCCTCGCCCATCTTGGCCTCGAGCGACTTCTTCAAATGGCCGCGCAGGCATTTGGTGAAGGCGGCGCGCGTCGTGTCGACGGTGCCGGTCCCCGCCGGCGCCATGGTGGCCAAGAGCAAGCTGGTGATGAGCATCCTGCGACTCCCCGTTTGCAGTGATTTTTCAAAGGAGGTTTAAACCATGGCAATCGAAAATGGGAGCGCTTTTCTGCTGAAAATCGGCGATGGCGCGGCGCCGCCGGCCTATGCGACGGTGGCGGGGCTGCGCACCACCCAATTGTCGGTGAACGGCGAGGCGGTGAACGTCACGACCAAGGATTCGGGCGGCTGGCGCGAATTGCTGTCGGGCGCCGGGGTGCGCTCGGTTTCGGTGAGCGCGGCGGGGATTTTCACCGGGTCGGCTGCCGAGGTCCGGCTGCGCGGTCAGGCCCTGGCGGGCGCGATCGACGATTATGAGCTGAGCTTCGAAAGCGGCGAGCGGATGCGCGGACGCTTTCTGGTCGCGCGGCTCGACTATGCCGGCGATTATAATGGCGAGCGTAATTATACGCTGAGCCTGGAATCGAGCGGCCCGGTGGTGAGCCTGTGAGCGGGGCGGCGAATCCGCTGCGCGGCGAGGCCGAGCTGCGCGTCGGCGGCGCGCTTCATGTGCTGCGCCCGAGCTTTGCGGCGCTGGTCGCGGCCGAGAGCGAACTGGGGCCGCTGTTCGCGCTGGTCGAGCGCGCGGCGGACGGACGGTTGGGGCTCGGCGAACTCGCGACGCTGTTCTGGCATTGCGTGCGGGACCGGCCCGAGACGCTGACGCGCGAGGCGGTCGGCGAGGCGGTGGTCGCCGGCGGGCTGGCGGCGGCGACCCCGGCGCTGCGCGTGCTGCTGGGGCAGATATTGCAGGGGCGGTGAGATGATGGACGAGCGGTTCGGCCCCGCCGCACTGGCGCTTGCGGGGGTGACGGCGCGCGTCCTGGGCTGGCGGCCCGACGATTTCTGGGCGGCGACGCCGGCCGATGTGGCGGCGGTGCTGGCCGCATGGCGCGCGGACGACGAGGCGGCCGGGGTCGACCGCGCCGGGCTCGCGATGATGATGGAGCAATGTCCCGATGGATGAGATCGACGAGATGTTCGGCACGCTGCGCGGCGATGCCGCCGGCTATCGCCGCGAGATCGCGGCGCTGCGCGCCGAGATCGGCGGGCCGCTGGTGAGCGAGGCCGAGCGGGCGGGGCAGGCGATCGAGCGGGCGCTGTCGCGCGCGATCGTCAGCGGAAAGCTGGGCTTCGAGGATCTGAAGCGGATCGCGCTGTCGGTGATGGCCGACATCGCGCGGGCGGCGATTGCGAATGGACTGAGCTCGCTGGGCGGTGGGGGGTCGGGCAGCGGCGGATTGCTGTCGCTCGGCGCATCGGTGGTCTCGGCGCTGTTCGGGGCGCCGGGACGCGCGACCGGCGGGCCCGTGAGCGCGGGGCGCGCCTATCGCGTCGGCGAGCGCGGCCCCGAATGGTTCGTGCCGACCGCGAGCGGCCGCGTCGAGGCGGCGGGCGGCGCGGTGCGCAATATCGCGATCACGGTCAATGTCCGCAGCGACGGGGCCGGCGAGCCGCAGCGGCTGGCGCAGACCGGGCGGCAGCTCGCGCGCGCGGTGCGGCGCGCGGTGGCCGCGGAGGACGCGTGATGGGCTGGGCGCTGGTGGCGGCCGAGCCGCATCACCGGAAAGGCTGGGTCAAGCGCTTCGATCCGCGCTTCTGGACGGTCGATTTCGCGCGGCCGATGATGGCGGCGGTTACGACGACCGCGCCCGATGCGCTGCGGGTCGAGGCGGTCTTTTACCGGAAGCAGGATCTGGCGGGGCTGATCTGGGAGAGCGAAGACCGCTGGGATCATCCGTTGCTCGCCTATGAGACGAAGCGCGATTTCCGGCATAGCCAGCTTCGCTTTCGCTGGCGGTCGGGCGGGGTGAAGCCGCTCGACGCGCTGCACGGGCCGACGTTGACGATCGAGGGACGCGATGCCGCCGGGACTCCCCGCGCCTGGTATGTGCGGCTGTGGAATTATGCGGCGGGGACGCCCGAGGATGCGGTCGTGACGCTCGATTTCGATGCGCTCACCGGCGGGTTCCTGCTGCCCGATGAGGGCGATCCGGTGTGGGCGGGCGACATCGACCGGATGTTCGTCTCGCTGGTGCCGCCGGATTATGACGGCGGCGAGGGCGTACTCGCGGCGCCCGCCGAGGGGTGGGCGGAGATGAGCGGTATCGCCTGCTCGGGGTCGGGATCGGTGCTGGCGATCGGCGACGCGGTGCTGCCCGAGCAGGGGCTGGGAATCGCGAACGGCTATGACGATGCCTATCATCTGACCCCGGCGCGGCTGGTGCGCCAGATCGTCCAGCTCGGCTATCGCGGCGATGTCGTCCATTATGTCGGGATGAGCCATTATATGCGGCTCGCGGCAGATGGCGCGGCGTTTCGGGCGAGCGTTGCGGGCGGGGCGATCAATGCGCCCGCGGCGGCGTGGCACCGGGCGCTCGCGGCCGAATGCGCGGGCGCGGGGCTGGGGTTGATCTGGTCGCTCTCTTACGAACTGTTCGACGCCTATTGCCCCGAGGACTGGAAGCAGCGCGACGTCGAAGGGGCGCCCGCGCTGACGGGGTGGGAGCCGCCGTCGACCTTGCTCTCGCCCGCCAATGCCGAAGCGATGGGATATCTGCAGCTCGTCGCGCGGGATTTCGTCGGTTTCGCGGTCGAGGCGGGGCTGGCGGTCAAGTTC